AATGAAAACTTTGATACTGGAGTAAACACGGATCAAGGTTCTATTGATATATTAAATTCATTGGCAGAACCACCTAGTTATCTAGAAAGATTATTTAATTTTAATAGAAAATAACAATGAATTTATCAATGCGTGATTGGATATGGGTTGGGTGTATAGTGGCTGGCATTGCTTTCACTAATGGGATGATGTCATCACGGGTCACGGCTCTCGAGTCACAGATTAAAGATTTAGATATGCTACGCATTGATGCAAGATTAGCGGTCATTGAAGAGCAAGTAAAAGAAATAAATAAAAAATTAGATTAAGATTGTAAAAATTCTCTTAGCCAAGAGTTCTCTTTAAGTAATTCTTTATACATCCAAGTGCAATATTCCTTACTAAACTCCCATTCCATTGCCTCATTGTAAACACATTCTCGCACAAAGGTTTGATATGGCGAGTAATAACGCCAGATTGCAACACAAATTATAATTGTGACACAAATAAGAAGTAATTTAAGCACCTGTCTGATTTAAACCGGGAATAGGAAAAGCATTAAAAGGAAGACAGAAAGCTTCTGTCACCAACCCTCTCTTATAAGACTCCGGTTTACTTTCATATATCCTTATATAACCATCAAGCGCTGTCATACATTGATCCTCAGTAGAATAAACAGCAGCACTATACTTAACTGATGGTTGATTAGGCATAGATAAAAACATAACTAATAACCAAATTTTAATCATCCCCATAGAAGTAACACTTTCCTGCATTACTTACCATGAGTAATTTTATACCCATTTTATTTTGTAACTCGGTAGTCATTCTTCTTATTTTATAACCAGCTTGTGTACCCGTCTTTCTTATACTTTCACTTTTAATATCTATCTTCATAATGTTTCCCTCTTCATCCATAGCAATCACGTCACACGGACCAAGGCCACTTACATTATCAAACACATAATAATTATTCATAGTTAACCATTGCATAGCAATTAAATGATTAATAAAACCTTTTTGATGTTTTCTATTCAGCTTCACCCCACGAAGGACCTATTTCAGCATCTACCTTAGATGGCACTCGCAAATCAATTGCATGCTCCATAATTTCTATGATCTTCTTTTTCTCTTCTTCAGTAGAAAAAGAAATATCTAATTCATCATGGACTTGTATAAGTGGTAAAAATCCCTCTTCATATAAACATAACATAGCTTGTTTTGTTTGGTCTGCAGCAGACCCTTGTATCAATCTATTTAATGCTTTGTATGTCCAGGCACGTTTAATCCTACCCATTCCCCCGTATTCTATTTCTGCTTGATCTTTAGGAAGAGGTTTATGAACACCCCAAGCAGAAGGTTCCCATAACTCAAAGCGACATTTTCTTCCTAAAAAAGTTCTAACATATCCTCTGTCGCCTGCTTTTCTCATCGTAAGTTCAGTTAATTCTTTTACAAAAGGCACGGTAGAGTGATAATTTTTAAAGACTTGATCTATATCCTCTTTATCTAGCCCTAATTCACTCATCAGTTTACCTTTACCCATTCCGTACATCATACCTAAGTTAATTGTTTTAGCTTGCTTACGGTCTATATTTGCCATCTTAGCAACTGTATCATGGAAATCTATATCTCTTTCTTTGTATCCTTCTACTAAAGAATTTACTCCATCCATAGCGTCTTGAGACTTTAACCAATCCCTTACGACTGCCCCATAATGAACAAGAAGACGTGGCTCTTGCTGTGAATAATCAAAGATCCCCCATTTTTCCCCTTCTTCCGGTATAAATAATTGTCTTATCTTAGGACTAATTTTGGGATTTCTTGCAGGAATCTGTTGTAAATTGGGATTTTGCATACTTAATCTCCCAGAAATAGTACCACCTTGGTCCGATCTTAATTGATTTACATCTGCGTGTATACGTCCCTTATGTTCATGTCTTAAAATAGAATCAATAAAAGTTGTTCTTGCTTTATTTACTTCTCTTGCCTCCACAATTTGTTGAGCAAAGGGATGAGAATGTGTCAATAAAAAGTTCTTATCAAAGCTAGGTAATCCCGTAGGTGTACGATTATATTTTATTTTAAGTTTGTCAAAAGCCTTGGCAATAGATAAAGGTGCAAGGATTTCTAACTCAAACCCACAAGTTTTATATAATTCTTCTAATATTTTTTTCTCTTCTTTTCTAAAATTTTTTTTAATAAGTTCGGCTTTCTCAATGTCTACCCTCACTCCTTTTCTTTTCATGTGAAATAGAACAGGAAGTAAAGAAGTTTCTAAATTAAAAACTGTAGTAAGTTCTTGTCTTATTATCTCTGTTTTTAATGTTTGCCATAGTTTTAAAGTTACAGCAGCATCTTGTTCTGCGTAAGGACCAACGTACATAGCAGGTAACAAATGCATTTCTGCCTTTGCATCAACACCAAAATCTTTAGCAGCCTCATATAAACCTGCCTCTGATTTAGTTTCTCCAATAAAATCTTTTGATACATCTCTTAGTGTATAACTAAATCGGTTCTCATCAATTAAACCAGTAGCGATCATTGTATCAACAATCCTACCTTTTACTTCAAGGCCCATGGCACTTAACCATCCAATGTCATACATTGCATTATGAAAAATTTTATCGCACGGTAATTCTAAAATTTTTTTAAGTTGTCTCTTAAATATTCTTTCATCAAAGTTACCACCGCCAGGATGTGCAAGAGGAAAGTATCCTTTCCAACCATCCACGGCCAACGCTACACCAATAACTTTTCCCTTTTTAACAGCCCAACCCGGTCCTGTTGTTTTTAAACCAGGGTCATGAGTTTCTAAATCAATGGCAATCTCTGTGGCTTCTTCCAAACTAGGAATATTTTCAGGAGGTATCCATTCGCTGGGAGCCTGAAAAAGAGAAGGTTGTCTCATTCCTCCCTTTCAGTAAGTTCCCCAGCGATAGCTGCATAAGCAGCCAAGTCTATGTAGTTATCTACTTTATGTGCATGCATTAGTCTTGCCACTTTAACTAATGCCATACACATCGCCACATCATGTGCAGATATATCTTTGCGGAGGAAAATAGACCACAATGCAGCGATGTTCTTATGATTGGTAAGCTTATCGCCATAATCATTTTGACGATCTTTACCTATTAATTCTTTTGCTTGTTCTAAAATGTTCTTTGATATCATTAAAATATTTCTCTAAACTCACGAGTAGATTCAGAAGAAACAACATGTAAAGATTTTTTTGCTCTTGTTACTCCCACGTAAAACACTCGCCTTTCATCGTCCTGTTGGACAAAATAATTATCGTCTACCTTCTTAGGTAGGTCTGTTAATAGCATAACATTATCAGCTTCGCCACCCTTTGCTGCATGAATCGTAGATAACTTAATATTTTTTGACACATTAAAGTCTTGGTGGCGCCGTAAAGCTGCCGTAATATAGACTTTTTGGTACTCTGAAATAGTATCTAAAGCAACATGCCAAGGCCTATCTTTATGTACATTTAACCCATGATCTAAAACTAATGTGTCATGATCATAATCTTTTTCTTCATCAGCATTGCGTAACTCCTTATATCCATGAGCAATATGATTATTACCAGACATATAATAATAAATATCTTTAACTAATCTAAAAGGAATTACTCCTCCTTGTTGAATTTGTTTCCAACCAATGATAGCATTCAACATTTTTTCTGGTACTGAAGAACGATTATATCTTTCAAAAAACCAACCTCTTGTTTTAAGGTCCTCGGCTATTTGATCTAATAAATAATTTGTTCTTCCTAAAATAAGCCAAGTTCCATTTGATAAATCCATTAAGTGATTCAAACGAGTACGATGATAATGTAACTCTCCCTCTTCTGAACGTGGTTGCCATACCTTCTCTACTCTTCCCATAACAGGAGTAATAATTTTATGTGCTACTGTATGAACCTTACGAGGAATACGATATGACTTGTCTAGTATTTCTCTCTCACACTTTAACTTTCCTAATCTTCCTATGTCTGCACCTGCCCAATTAAATATAGCCTGGTCATCATCTCCTGCAATGTAAGCTCGATCAGATTTACGAATAATTTTTTCTACCATTTGCCATTGAATAAAACTTAAATCCTGAGCCTCATCAATAATAACTACATCTAATCGTGGCGCCCTATCTTCTTTAATAAATTCTAAAATCATATCAGTGTAATCAAATAATTTATTTTTCTTTTTATATTCTGCAATCCCCCTACTAATATAATTTAACTTATCATATCCCCCATCTATGTGAACATTGGCATTACAAAAATAATTCATCAAAGATACTCCTCTTATCTTAGCCTGGTCAATCATTCCAATATACACATCTTTAGCAACACTTACTCCAACATCATTCACAGTCTTGTTAGGATTAAGTAAAGGTATCTGCAACCAATCAGATAGTTCTTTGTAATTAAAGTCTCCCATTACATCAGCAGGTTTTAATTTTAAATTCTGGTAAGCAAGACTATGAAGAGTTCTAAAATAAGTAAAATCTTTTCTTTCTAAATTAAACTTAGCACAAGCCCTAGTGACTGCTTCATGCGCAGCTTTTTTAGTAAAGGCAAAGTAACCAATCTTATCAATAGGAGTTCCATTTTTTATTTCTTCTTCAACTATATTTAATAGTCGTGTTGTTTTCCCTGTACCAGGTGGACCAAAGATAGTCACAACTTTCTCAGCGTGTCTATCGTTTAGAACCATCTTCGTCCTGAATTAACATTAAATTTAACTTGATCATTTTTAAATCATCAACTAGCATTCGCCTCGTTAATTTTGCTTTCTTATTTTCTGCTTTAGTTACAAGTTGTGCAGCTATAGTTAAAGTTTCTTTAATTAATTTTTCCGTACTAGAATGGAATTTCATTTTCATCACTCCTCTCCTTTGGTAATTCAATTTCTTCTTTTGGTTTCTCTAACTCATGTATCCACCAAAAGCGATAGTTTTTTCCATTTACTCTTCTCACTACAGTAGGATCAGGATATGTTTCTCCATCCTTTAAATCCCCAATTTCCTTATTATTAAGTTGCCTTATCCTCGCCCCAATTCTGGTAGCATCAAAACCTTTAAATCTTTTTTTATCTAAAAATTCTTCCAAGTAATGCATACGAAAATATGTCTTACCTTTTTCTGTAAATGTTTTACCTAATCGTATGACCTCACTAAAAGATGTGCCATCTCCTTGATCTAAAACAAAAGATTCCAAGTACTGATCGAAACGACCCTCTACCCTTACATCTTCTGGCATTTCAATTATCTCTACCTTCTCAATTAAATCTTTAATTTTATTCATCCATTGATCACGGCTCACGGAATTAACAACAATATTTATTTGATCAATGCAGGCCAGAATAAATTCAGATTGATTGTAAAGTTGACGTGTTGATAAACTTACAACCCTACCATCCACACTAATAAACCAAACAGAATTATCGGATTGGTATTTTTGTAAATTAGAAAACTGATGTTCGTATGCATATCCAATTCCGTATTCTCTTTTACGACATTCAATTGAATCACAGAATGCACACATAGGTTGATCTTTACATTTGTATTGATATTCTTGTTTTGTATGTTGATTAATTATCTTTTGTACTTGTTTATAATCTAATCGAGGATTGATATGATTAGCATTAAAGTCAGAAACTTTATCTTCCCACCCTTCTTTCCACTTCTTTTTTGCATAAACTGCATAATGATATAAAGTATTATCTCTCCCTCCTTCTCCAACCCCTTGTTCCATTAATGTTTGTAAACAAGGTGGACCATCACTTAACTCATCTGATTTTAAGGCAACTTGTTTAGGTTGGATCTTGTTAATATCCTGGGATTTAATTTTGTACTTATCGTAGAGAGAATAAAACTCATCCAAAGTAGCAGCATTACCATTGTCCAAAAAACCATAACGATTACCATCATTACTATTAAAGTAAGGTAAATTAAGAAAGTTACCAGTGTCGCCACGTTCGGCATTAATTTTAATTTGCTTAGGAAAAACTTCACAATTACCATATCCTAACACAGCAGCTAA